TCATGTATAAGATCATCTGAGATGTCTATTTGTTTACCATCTGATAACACTTCAATCATCTTGTAGATGTCAGGTACTAGGTTGTCTAAGTTTTTAGAAGAGTTCAAACTGTGCTCCTTCCGTGTTAAAATGTTTATTTAAAATAGTTTCTGCTACAACAGTAGAGCAAACAAACCATTCACCTTTACGTTCATGCTTCTGTGATAGAAGTTCGTGGGCTTCTGCTTCTGATTTTCTTCTGTCACTAACAGGGTAGCAAGCATGTACTCTATAGTCTCTGTAAGGTGATCCTGTTTGATACTGTTTGAGTCTGTCCTTAGAGTCAATAGCCATTCCTACCTTTACCCAGCTAGGGAAGGAGGGGCTGTATATAATATACACCTCACCTTCTAAGCTTTGCTCATAGTTAGATAAAGAACTAAACGCCGCGTCTGTAAAGCCTCCGTAATATCCGGGCTTGTGTAGTGGATGTGCTTTTGGGACATACTTACCATTCACATACATTTTTCCTGTGTTAGTCCTTCTGGATGTAGCACGATGACACTCTAAGCACCTGTATTTTTTTTGTCTTTGATTTGACTGAGGCCAGTTTTTATCTGCAACTAACTCTTGGCTACAATCTAAACAAAGTTTAGTGGGTTTCTGCCCAGTTGTTCCCGGCATTATACTCTCCATCCAATGGACATTTAAGATCGAAGTGCAGACCAGCTTCTATGATAGCCTCAACACCCAGCCTACCTACCTCATCAGCTACAGACTCGTCAGCCTCTATCTGCCATTCATCATGTACGTTAGCCACGAAGTTAGCGTCTAGCTTCTTTATCTTTTCATTTAAAATGATCAAAGCTTTCTTCATAACAATAGCACCAGCACTTTGCAGTAGCGTATTTAGTGCAGCATGTTGGCTGCGGACTGTAAGCTTACGCCCATCTAGTCCTTTGATGTAGCCCTCTTCTGATGCTCTTGCAACTCTATTCTTGAGAGCCGCGAATGCTGGAAGATTATCGAAGAAAGATTGTCTAAGTCTTGAACCAACTGATCTACCTCCCCCAGCCACGCTTCCAAGCTTTTCATCTCCTGCTCCGTATAGGAGGGCATAAATGAATGTCTTCGCCTGATTTCTTGATTCAAGTCCCGCAAGTTTTTGATTAGCGGTATGTATGTCTCCGTTAATGATTTCATTTGTGTAGTCCTCATCTTCCATATAATGTGCAAGCATTCGTAGTTCAAGTCCACTAGCATCTATACCCACCAGCTTCTTACCTTTAGGTACAGTCCACAAAGCTCTACACTCAGAGCCAAAAGGTGAATTAGATGAAGGTACTTGAGCCATGTTGGGTTGTCTGTGTGTCATCCTTCCAGTGATAGCACCATTAGGAATTACAAAGCCATGAACCCTACCATCCTCCTCAACTGCCTCACCCCAAGAGGTGATCTGAGATACACGCTTTTGGTACATCAAGTAAGAGTTAATTAGATCAGCTTCAGGAATTCCCTGCACCTCTGCTAATGTCTTTTCATTTACAATAGGTCTACCATGAATTGTGAACTCAGTAGGCTTCCAGCCAAAGTCTTGTAAGTACTCACCAACCTGCTGCCTTGATGCTAAGTTAAAGTCCTTAGCTCTACTGCGTATTACAGGGTCACACTTACTCAACTCACCTTCTGCTTTCTCAATCTTCAGGGTCATCAACTCGTACTCTGGCTTAGTCATTCTGACACCAGTACCACTAGCTAACGCACAAGAGTCTGCCATCTTGCTCAACTTTCCTGTCGCTGTGTGGCGAGGGTATAACTTTATCTTAGTTACTTTTGGTTTAAACACATGCTTAACTTTTGCCTCTGTCTTAGCGACCACCGAGCGTAGGTCAGCGAGGAGAAGGTCAGCCTCCATTGCATCGTATAAGAACCCATGTTTCTCTTGCTCCTTTAGGATCAATGCTACTGCGTGTTCAATCTCCAGTGACTCCTTGCTGAAGCCACGGGACTCCTCACGCAAGGCATGGTACACCTTCAGATTAAGTTCTACATCTTGCACACAATAGTCCAACATCTCAGGGGAGAAACCACCTGTAAAATCTTTGAAGTCTATCTTGTTAGAACTTAGCTTATAGCCCCAAGACTTCAGGCCATGACCAGCTTCTCGTACAGGGTCGAACAGTCGAGATAGTACCAATGTATCTACTATCCTTTGTCCTTCTCCAAGTGTCTTGAAGCGTGTCAAGTCTTTTAGTACAGGGATGTCGAAGCCTATGATGTTGTGACCAATTAACTCATCAGCATCTGAAAGTAATTCACACCCTTCATCTATCTGACTAGGCCCATAGGTATAGACTTGCTCAGTGTCTATGTCTTTAGCAACGATGCACCATATCTTGGTGGCGTTAAGGTCATCAGTTTCTATGTCGAATACTAATCTCATTACTCAAACCCCAATGCAATTTCATTGTTGTCTGATGCAGAGTTAGTTAGGTCATCAGTTTCTACTTCAGCTAGCCTACCTGTCTCATCATCAAACACTAGGGATGTGGCAAGTCCAACGTCACCAGTGTACCTACTCTTGAGTATGCGTACCTTAGTTGTTGATGCCTCCAGTGGGTCATCTGATTGCTGATTCCTTTCAAGTGATATAACACAGTCAGATAACTGAGCAATAGACTGACTGCCCCTGAGGTGTGACAAGCCTGTCTCTATGCCATTCTCGTGTCCCTTGTTACCGTCTACCCTGCGGAGGTGAGATACAAGTATTACACCTGCTCCTGTCTCTTCTACAAGGGTTCTTAGTCGGTGCATGATAGCATCAATTGACCGTCTCTCGTCACCTTCCACCGTAGTGGACACTAACATGTGCAGGTGGTCAATGACTACCCACTTACAGTTGCAACCAACTATCATGAAGCGAAGCTTGCTGAAGATAGAATCAATATCATTCGCACCAAAGTGCGCGTGAATCCATACACGGTTATTGTTCTGACCATCGTACATAACATCAAAGAAGTTATCTAACTCCTCCTCTGTGTACTGATCTCTGATCCTGTCGATGTGTAGTTTGGCGTTGGCTTCAATAGAAAGTATTCCGTCTACTGTTCTGTTGAAGGTTTCTTCTAACGCGATCACACCTACGTTATCGTTTGTTGTTTTAATTAACCAGTGCTCAAGCTCTCGCGTAACACTAGACTTACCTAAGCCTGTGCCACCAGTCAACGTAATCAACTCTCCATGTCTCAGTCCTTCAAGCTTTGTATTCAAGCCCTCCCAAGGATAAGGAAACGACTGTACCTTTTCTCTGTTCTTATACTTATCACGATTCTCAGTGACACTAAGAACACCAGACGGTGTATAAGTTTTAGCTGCCCAGAAAGCTTGCACATAGTTTCTGTGGTCTTGTCTGTTCAGCATCTCGTTGGCATCTTTGTAGCCTTCAGGTAGCGTCATTACCCTAGCCTTGCTGGGCTTGAGTAAGCTAGCTACACGCTTGGCTGCTTCTCTACCTGCCTTGTCTTCATCGAAGTTGATGATGACTGTATCGAAGCTTTCAAGGTACTCAAGTGATGCTTTCACATCACGCTCTGCACCGTTAGCTCCTGATCTTATACTAACTACAGGCCACTTAGAACCTAGCAGTTCGTATGCAGCCATAGCATCACACTCTCCTTCCACCAAGGTAATGTACTTACCACCCTCTTGGAATAGATGCTCACCGAATAAGCCTGACTCCTTGATTGCTCCTCTAGTAAAGAAGTTTTCCTTTCCAGTAGCGCCAAGGATTCTTTCCTTGTAGGCTACAATCTCTTTGTCTTTAAGGTAAGGGTAGAGGTGCTTCTGAATAGAGCCGTCTGGCCCTGTGATGCAACGTACACCATACTTCTTGGCTGTTGCTTCTGATATACCTCTGTCCCGTAACGCCATGAACTCACCCTCTTCTGCAAAGGTGATTGGCTCGCTTGTAATTAAGTTGATATTAATATCTCCTGTTGGTATGTGACCCGTCAATGCTTCGTACTTTCTACTGCTAAACCTGTCGTTACATGCGAAACAGAACGCACTGCCGTCATCATTGACAGACAATGCGTCACTGCTCCCACACTCAGGACACGGTTGATGGAGTTTCACAAAACTCAATTAACTTACTCCTCTACTATTGATCCTTCAGCCGGTTCACTATCTAGTTCAGTGGATAGCTGTTTGGATAGCTGCAACTCAGCAGCCTGTAACGTCACAAGACGGTGGCTTACTTCACCCACCTCCTGTCTTATGTTAATCACATGGCCTACGATAGCCTTAGCTGTTTCAGATAGGTCATCTAGATTGTATTCATTACCATCTACGGTGACCGTCTGCTGTTCTTCACTCATGTTATCTCCTTTAAAATGCTAGTGATTCTACACTGGTAGGTGCTGCTGCCTCGCCTCTCTCAATTAGATTGAGGATTTGCACAGCCTGTAGTTGAGGGCGAATGATCTTAGTCATTTGACCATACTCTTTTCTTGCCCACTGTACTGCAATGGTGGAGCCGTTACCTATGGAAGCAGTCGAAGGATTCTTATCCTTGTCTACCACAATAGGTGGAGCAATTTGAGAGCCGTCATTATTGTGCGCCCAAGTTGCAAACTTAATCACCGGATCGGGTGTGTAGTTTTTCTTTCCAGCCGCGTACAGAAAAGAGTCAGAGAATCCTGCTTCCTTGAACATTTCAAATACATCATCTGATACAGCTAACTGCAACTCATACCAAGACTTGACTTTATTATAGTCAAGGTTGGGTACTACGAGGTGTGGGAAGTAGACCTGCCCTTCTATAATGTTAGGTGGGTTCATACTTTATCTCCGTTGTTGTTTAAAGTTTGGTTATAATACTCCTTCAGGAAGGGGATGTACACATCTTTTTGCACATCAATATCAATTCCTTCTGAGATTTCTACGGCGTGTTCATCCTTACCGTAGTAACCTAGAAGTAATCCTGTGATTGCACATTTGTTTTCGTACAAGATGCCCATGTATGAGGAAGCGTTGAACTTAGCGTATTGATCTTCACTCATCTGATACTTACTCATTCGATACTTCCCTCCACTAAACTATCTAAGAAGTCACTGAACAGGTTGGATAAATCACTGTCATCTATCCGCCTGTTGTCTGTTTCACTACACTTATCGTGGACAAATGAAATGAATTTACTTTTGGTTGACCCTAAAGGTAAGACAGCGTTGATGCGTAAGGCCCATAGCTGCGCCCACCAATCATCAATCTCTGCCTCAAACTCACCTCTCCATTCATCTGGATCTATGGCACTCATCTTAGCTCCTGTCGTGTTCGTTATTTAATTCTTCTTTACACACTGCTAGGTATATCTCAAGGAATGATAGCACGTATTCCCCATGCTTGAGAAGTAATTGAAGTGCCTCTTCTTGTACACTCTCACCAGCAGGTTCATCCATAAGATAGACCTGCGAATACTTTAGTACATGATTAGACACATCAATTATATTCTGCATGATTAAGCTACCGCTAGTAGTGCGCCAGCCGTCAGACGTATTGAGTCTTCACGCTTGGCCTTGATTGATAGGATGCTACCTTCCGCTGTCTTCTTAGCAGCAGGTGCATGTGTGCTCCAGTGTGTCATGGTGTTGTATACGGCCCAGTGTGTCGATCCTAGAGACTTTTGATCGTCAGTGGTGTATTGGTTCCACATGTACTGTAGCGCCCTGTTACGGTACACCTCAGGCTCTACCATGAGGTCATACACAGACATGTTAGGCTTGGCTAGTACAAACTTGCACTTAGCAGCCATTGCAAATACATCGAAGGCTTCACGGTTGGTGATGCTGTTCTTGTTCCACTCCTTCCAACGCTCTGCCTCATGTTGATAGCTGTTCAATGCAGCAGCCAACTTACGCTGTGCATGTTCAGTTGACATGGTGAGTGTATGCTTGGACTTGTACATGCTGAAGTTATCTACAAACACTTGACCGTTTGTACATACCATACGTACTGCACCTATCTGTAGTACAACACTCCAAGTACCATTGAATGAGGTGCGACCATTGATTTGGAATATACTCTCGTCACCCTTGGCAGTCTCTATGGTATACTCAGGCAAAGTCAGTGTCATAGTACCCAACGCACCATCAGGTGACATCATTGAGTCAACCTTAGCACCAGCACAGTTGATACCTGAAGCCTTGCAGATATTAACCATAGCCTTGTAGATGTCTCCATACTGAGCACCTTCAAACTTGTAGCTTGGCTTAACAACAAACATAGGCGGGGTCATGTCTGAACCAACAACATGTAACCCTCTACGTGTTGTATCAAGTGCAGGGGAACCATTGGTACTGGTGTAGTACATAGGTCTGGCCTCGATAACAGTGTTAACAATATCAGGCGGATCAAGTAGATCTAGTGGATGATCATTAACTAATTCACTTAGGGGTACAACATTTGGCTTGTTATCGTTTAGATATATTATGTTAGATGTATTCATCTTTTTCTCTTTGGTTTTAAATTATTTATTTTAATGCTGTCTCTTTATTTACAATAGAGGGTAGCATATTTGTTTATGGTTGTCAAAATTATTCACTAGGTTAATCAAGCCAGAGTGGAGACTTCCTAATGGTACGTTGCACCTTAGAATAACTAGCCCCCAAGGTGTCAGCTATTGACTGTATGGTGTAACCCTCCCTCCTCATCTTGATCATCTCAATATTTTCAGATGTTACGAGTCCTGCCAATGGATGGTTCCTGTAAGGGATAATCTTATCTAGGTTACCCTGACACTGAATAGCTTGATAGAATGTATCAGTCATGCTTCATCACCTCAGTCATCCCATGCCAATCGTTAATGGTAAACACACTACCACGGGTGTGATGAGGGACATACCAAGACCGCCTGCCCATATGAACTGCAAGATAGGAGCGACCATACTTGATACCATAACGCTTCTTAAACTTCCTTAGACGATAGATCATTAGTTAAACTCCAGTTATTTAATTACCATTAAGCAGTAACCTTCAGGCACCTTGTACATTGTGTACTTTCCCCGAAGGTAAATACTAGCGGACGCAGCTACTCTTGAGTGGTCTTTCCTTTCAACAAACATCCAATCACCACGGCGCATACTTCCGAACAACTCTCTCCATACAGAGCGAGGTTGTGTGGTACGTGATGGTGCTTCACTTGACTGAACTTTTAAATATGCTACTCTTTTCATTATACTTCCTCACTTAATTCAATTTGCCATGCTTCTATTTCATTTAACTTAGCAGTGTTGATAGCCTTATCTACTATTAATACTGCATCCTCTCTGCTGGAGGCATTCACAAAGAACCTCACCTCCACCATAAACTCCTGCTCTTCAGCGTCAGCCCAATGCTTGTCAATTAAAACAGCATCACTTAGCTCACGCAGCCTATCTATATCACTCACCCTATCTTCTCCTTTATTAAGATTTAAAGTTGGATCAATATTTTTAAACAAACCTTCACCGATTATTTCATTTAACTCATTAAACAAATCAGACATACATTTTCCTTTTAGTTACATTGATAGGCATTATTCTCCTCGACAG